GACAGATAATGTCTGACGCACATAAAGGGAACAAACACTCCGAGGAAACCAAGAGAAAGATAGCCGAAAAACAGCGCGGAGTTCCTCGTCCACAAACGAGTGGAGAGAGAAATCCAAATTGGCACGGCGGAGTTGCTGGTCCAAATGCAATCGTCAGGATAACAAAGCCATATCAGATTTGGCGTTGGGGCGTGTTGGCGAAAAGTTGTTGGTCTTGTGATGGGTGCGGAGCGACGGGGGTAAAATTCAACGCACACCATATTGTTAGTTTTTCCCGCAATAAAAGGTTGAGGTTGAGCATAAACAACGGCTCTTGTCTCTGCATCCCTTGCCATAACGAATTTCATAAGACTTATGGGAAGCAGAATAACACAAGAGAGCAGTTTGCTGAATTCATTAAAAGCAAATCGAGATGTTGGATTATAAACAAGGCTTTTATTTAATGGGCGCAACGGTGTGGAGAGGCATGATCTACATTGACCCGGCGTTATCGCAGAAGCTGACGAACCGTGAGCGAACGGTGCTGGTTTTCCATGAGTTAGCGCATGAGAAAGGTCATGACCGCATACAGATATTGCTTTTTATGTTAGCGCAGACCGGGCTGACGTTTGCTTCTTTTGTGACAGGCTATTGGTTCATCGGAGTTGCTCTCATGCTTTTCTTTGTGCCGATGACTAATGCTTTCAGGCGCAGGCTTGAGTTGATGGCTGACGAATACGCACTTAACAGAACAAAAGACTATGACGGTTTTATTTCGCTTATGGACAAATTAGAACACAACGGGAATACGCATCCGGGCAAAGCGGAAAGGATTTCATTAGCTGAAAAAATGAGGACAGAACATGAACGACGTTAAATTTCTCGTAGAAAATCCTAACCCGATCTACACACGGTATTTCTGGTACTGGCAGTTTATGATGGACAGCTACGAGGGCGGGGTTGACTACTGCCAGGGCAAACTAGACCAGACCTCAAGCGACACCGGCATTGTGGTCAAGGTCAACGGCAAGACCATAAGCTCGATGTTCTCCGGCAATATGTTCAAGCACAAAAAAGAACGTGAAGAAGATTACCGCAAGCGCATTGAGATGTCGTATTATTACAACTTCTGTGCGCCTGTGATTGATATATACACTAATCACTTATTTAAAGAGCCGGTCATTACGGATATGAAGGGTATCAACGAAACGACCATAACGGCAACCGAGAACAACGTTGACCGCATGGGCAGTTCAATGGTCGAGTTCCGTAAGCAAATGGCAGAGCAGGCTCAGGTGTTCGGGCATTGCTTTGTGCTATGCGATAAGCCCGCGATACCAGAAGGCAGGCAGGTCGTTACTTTGCGCGACCAGATGGACGTTGGCCTGTTCCCGTATTACACACTGTTAAGGCCAAGCAACATTATCAACTGGTCTTTGGATGCGTTTGGGTTGCCTTACTGGGTACTTATCAAGGACGAGGCCGAGGCGAACATAGACCCGTTTAACTTCGACGCCAACGTAAAAAACCAATGCAAATACAGATTATGGACGCGGAAGGAATGGGTCGTTTACGACAACGAGTATAAGGAGATCGCGCGGGGGCTTCACACGGCAGGTGAAGTGCCGATAACCTGCGTGTTCGATAAGAAAAGCAAGAAAGCCAAGAATTTTCTTGGCATATCGCAGTTGGCTGATATTGCGTTCATTTCAAGGGACATTTACAACTCATGCTCGGAGTTGCGCGAGATTCTGCGTAACCAGACATTTGCGTTCCTTGCCGTTCAAGGTTCGGCTGATGAGTATAAGGACCTGACTATTGGGACCAGTAAGGGATTACTTTATCCCGAAGGACGGAACGCTCCCGAATATGTTTCCCCACCGCCCGCCAATGCCGAGGTTATGTTCTCGCATATCGACAGACAAGTTCATAAGATTTTTCAATTAGCTAAACTGGAAGGCGGATCATCTTCAGGGCAAGAGCAACAGACCGCTGACCCGAAGTCCGGCACAAGCAAGGCATGGGACTTCAACGAAACCAACAGCACGTTGGCAATGAAGGCTGGCAACCTTGAGGACGCCGAAACAAGGATGTGGAAACAGTTCGCAAGGCAGGACGGCGGGGAGTTTGAAGGATTTGTTAATTATCCGACGGAGTTCTCAATGAAAGACTTAAAGTCCGACCTTGACGAAGCGGAACAACTTATCCGTATCAGTATCGGTCAAGAGTTCAACAAGGAAATTAAGAAAGCGATCATCCAAAAGAAGTTCCCCAGGCTACCAGAGGACAAACTCTCTGAAATGATAGATGACATGGAGAAAACTCCTGACGCAAACGCGCAGGGGAACGGTGGAGATGCCAAGAGGCGTTTCCCGTACTTATTTAAAAACGCTAACTCTAGCGGTAAAAACGGAGGGAACGATGGTAAGGAAAATTCTTAACTGGTATTTAAACCTTGTCGGCGTTGAAGGTGAAGGCGGCGATGCCGGTAAGGGCGCGAAGGGCGGAGAAGGTGGAGAAAAGGTTTTTACACAGCCAGAACTTGAGAGGCTCTTGGGTGAGCGCCTCGCCCGCGAACGTAGTAAGTATCAGGATTATGATGATCTTAAGAAGTTTAAAGAAGAACACGCGAAAGAGCAGGACAAGCTGAAACAGGATGAGCTTGTCAGGCAGAAGAAGTACGAAGAAGCCGAAGGGACTTACAAGAAACAAATCGGCGAGCGTGACCAGTTGGTTGCGGAGAAGGACCGGCGTATTACTGACATGACGATCACCCAGGCGATTGCTAACGAGGCGACCAAGATGAACGGTTTTCTCGATGAAACAATCGCTTTGGTTCGGGGTATGGCAACCGTCACGAAAGACGGGCAAGTGGTAATGAAGGTCAAAGACACCAACGGGATTGAAAAAGACGTTTCCGTTGAGGAAGGGTTAAAGACCTTTTACGCCTCACGACCGCACTTGGTTAAGGCCAACGGTCAAGGCGGCAGCGGGACGCCACCCGCGGGTGGTGCTGGCGGAGGTAGCGGTTCGGGTCTAGACCTGGGGACCTTGAACAATCAATACTACCAAGCAATGCAGGCAGGGAATCGTAAACTCGCGGCAGAGCTTAAAGCGAAGATCACGCCTTTGATGAAAGGCAATCGCAATACGATTTAGCCGCTTAAAAACAACCAGGAGGTAATAACGTGTTTAAGAGCATTAAACAATGGTTGCTGAACCTTATCGGTACAGACACCACAACCACGACATTAGCAGAGTGTATTCCCACGATTGTGGCCTCTGCCTTGTTGGAACTTGACGAAGGCGACGTTGTTCGTCCTTTGGTGACCAACATCAACTTCAGCGGACCTGGTGTCATTCACCAGACACCGTTCATTACAAGGCTTACGTCCGAGGCTGATGACAGCCATACGGCGCAGGCATTGGATTCCACGACTTCAGACGAAACCAGCCCGTCTGCTGCAACGGTGGGCGTTCATGGTTCGACCGTGCAGTTAAAGGACATTGCCAATCTCGGCTCTGTCGATGACATGGCGGCGGTTGCGGGTAAACTCATTGGGCAGAGCGTTACGGTTCGCAGGGACCTTGACCTTTGCACTCTGTTCAGTTCGTTCACTGCCAACGCTGGCGGGCAGAACACCGATCCGACACCTGGGGCGTTGTACACGGCGTATGGAACACTGAGGCAGTATCATGCGCCGCTTCCGTATCACCTTGTTTTACACCCATTACAGGTTTATCGCGCAACGGGCTTGATCTCGTTGTTCGATAATTCCAGCGATGCTCTTTCTGGCGCTGGCAATCCGGGCTCTGTGGCAGAGGACTTCACTCGCTACGGATTCGCGGGCATGGTGATGGGTTTCACGCTCTGGCTTGATGCGAACATTGCTATCACGAGCAACAACGCATCCGGCGCGGCATTCTCACAGGGCGGGATCAAGTTTATTTCCAAGAGGGGCTTCCAGATCGAAGTTGACCGGGACATTGATGAGGTCGCAACGACCATCACCGGGACGGAAATCTGGGGTGAGGCCATTCTCAGAAACAAGCACGGTGTTGAAATGCAGTTTGACACAAAGGAATCGAGCTAATCCAAGAGGGTTAGTTTTCCTTTGGAACATTACCTTATGCCGGGGGGCCTCAAGCCTCCCGGCTTTAAGGGCAACCTAAAAAGGGGAATAAAATGGTAAAGCGTGGGAATGAAAACACTGACACCACACAGGAACAGTCGGAGATCATTGCAGGTTTGCAGAAAGAAGTCGCGCGCTTAAAGGCAGGGAACCTTGCACGTCTTGGAACAGAGGAGAGCATCAGGCAGAAAGGTCGCGTTGCTTCTGGCGTGACCATGAAAGAGGTTGTTGATCATAGAAATATTTCGTTGTGGACAAAGTGGGGCAAGCGTGTCGGCCCTATGCACAGGGAGAACGCGCTTGATGCCTTGCGGAGGTTTTCTGATGTCGGCGTGACGTTGCTTTCAGACAAGCCTTCACAGTCTGAAATTGACGCGTGGCTTGACAGCGCAGAGGGCGTGGCTTGGCAGAAGGCCGAGGATAAGAAGAAGAATGACAACGTAAAGACGCGCAAGGGCGCGGCGGCGGAGAGAATGCTCAAGCAGATGGCCGAACAGTACGGCGTAACGATGAGTGCGCTAAAGGGCATTCTCCCTCAAAACGAAGTTGTTAAGGCGTCCCAAGGTCCTGGCAGATGACAGTAATTATACGGAAAATAAAGTGTCCGAAACAATACCAGCTAATACGCGGGCGCTGTCCATATATTCAAGTACCGAACCCGCTGTTAAAGAACGTGAGCGAGCGGGCGATCATTGAGCATGGGTTGCACAGGACAATCGCCAAGCGTGACCAGTTCGGCAACAAGGTAGTGGATTGGTCAAGCTTCCATCAACCCGAAGTAACGGCGGCATGGGCGGTTGAGCATTGTTGGGACCCGCTAAATCCGATATGCAAGGTGCAATGCAAGGGGCGGTGTCTTGAAGGGTTGCAGGTCAAGGAACGGTCGATCAAGAGGCTTT